CGCTCGGTATAACGAAAGTAGAGAATCTAACTTCAAAAGTCAATCCGTTTGTACCATTGTTTGTAATTGAGTTTGCAGGTATGTAAGGATAAGCTGATAAAACATTATCTGTGGTAATTAATATATGCCAGGGTTTAATCTGTGAGGGTGATATAAAAGGATAATCATTAAAAAATCCGCCTATAGTAATATTAACTCTATCTGTATTTGGATTAGCATTACCTTGACCTAGCTTATCAATTGTTCTGGTGTAATATCCGTTTTGCCAGGTTGTAAGAGCAGGTAATACTGTTTGAGTTATGTAATTATAATCGTCATCAGATCTTGCCAAATATACTGCACTAGTTACTAATCCACCATTGAGGGTAAACCTATTATAAAAGCCATTTAATGCGGTATATCCCTGATTATTATCTGAAAAGAAAACAGGTGCTTTAACATAGTCAACTGAAGAAAGAGTGCTAAATTGGGCTTGATTACCGGTAACGCCTCCTAAAATAGTAGCGTTACCAACCGGATCAGTCTTTACAACGTTAAAGTTATTAAACGTAATAGTTTGTGTACCATTTTCCGTTTGTAGAATCAAAAGATCGGAATCTACTGCTTCCTGGGTCTGTGGTAAATTACTAATGTTTACGTAATTACTATTCGATGAATTGTTTGCCATTATTATTATTTATACTATAATATTAAAAATAATATGGATAAAATAGGCATTGGTATAGTTACTTGTAATAGGCCTAGCTTCTTCTTAAAGTGCTTTAGATCTATACCAGACAACTATTTATTAGCTATTGTTAATGATGGAGCTGACTTCGAAGATATTGGCAAATTACAAAAAGAAAAACCGTTCACATATTTTCATAATAGTCAAAATCAGGGTGTAGGCAAATCGAAGAATAAGCTTTTACGGTATTTGTTAGGTAGTAGCTGTAATCATATCTTTATTATAGAGGATGATATTATAGTAAAGAACCCTGAAGTCTTTAAAAAATATATAGAGCTTCGAAATGTAACAGGTATTCAGCATTTTAATTTTGGATATCATGGCCCCGCTAATAGAGGAAACATATCAAAAGGTCTACCTTCTCCTAGATACGTTGTCGACTATGGAAATTTAAAATTAGCAATTAATGCTAATAGTGTAGGTGCATTTTGCTATTATACAAAAGAAGTTTTAGAAAAAGTAGGGCTTATAGATGAGAATTATACAAATGCATTTGAGCACGTAGACCATGATTACAGAATATTTAAAGCAGGCTATACAACCCCTTATTGGAATTTTGCCGATTTAGCTAATAGTTATGATTATCTAGACGAAATTGAATGTTCTGAAAATAGTAGTTCAATTAGACCGAGATCTGATTGGATGGAAAATATAAAAAATGGTGCTAAGTTATTTACAGAAAAACATGGTTATTCTCCTGCATGGCAAAACGCAGTACCCGATACATCTAAAGAAGATGTTATTAAGCTTTTAAAAAAGATTAAAAAGAAATATGAAAATAAGCCTACTAGTACCCAGTCGTGAGCGTCTTAACTTAAAGCTTACATTAATAAGCTCAATTATTACTTCTGTTAAAGATATTAATAATGTAGATCTTGTTTTCGGTATCGATGAGGACGACCCTACACGCGAAACAGTATTAAAAATTGCCAATGCTATTCCTTTTGTAAGAGTTGTTAACGTTAACAATAAGGGTAAATTTATTGGTATAAACAGAATTTGGAATATTTTAGCAGCTAACACAAACGAAGATATTTTTGGCTATATTGGGGATGATATGATTTTTATGACTCCCAATTGGGATGAGAAGATAATAAATGAATTTACCGGTAAAAATCTGCCTAAAGATAAAATTAAATTGGTTCATTGTTATGATGGGCATAGAAATAGAGATGAGATATGTGTAAATGCTTTCGTGCACAGAAAATATTATGAGGTTCTTGGTTACTTTACAAAAGAGGACTTTTTAATTAATTGGTCCGATCAATGGATGTATCAAACATTTAATGCTTTTAATAGGGTGAAATGGATAAAAGATATACACATTCAACATAATCATTGGATTTACGGAGGCAGGCAAAGAGATAAAACTGCTGATAGAATGCTTTCAGATAGCAATGATAAAAAAAGCGACAACTTGTGGTATGAATTAGTAAATGATAGAATAAATGCTGTTAGTAAATTAAGTAAATATTTAAATATTACCCCTGATTGGAGTAGGGTAGATACTCGTGGCGGTGCTCAACCTATTAATTTATAAGTTATGCCTTCAATATACACACTTTACAGTAAAAGTCATAAGCCGCTTTATGATAATTACTTTAAAAAAACCTTAAGGGAAATATATTCAAAAGACGAATTACTAATTCGTTCATATGAAATTCAGCACGATACTGGAACAGGTGAATTTATGACGGAGGGATGGAAAAATGGTGTTAATATTAAACAGGATGTTTTATTGTTAGCTCTACAACAAAATAAAGACGGATGGTTTATTTTTTCAGATTGCGACATTCAATTTTTTAAGCCATTTGTTTTAGAGCTGAAAGAAGAACTAGAAGGGTATGATGTAGTTTGTCAATCAGATACAGATACACTTTGTAATGGTTTTTTTGCATGTAAAAGTAATGATACAATGATAAATTTTATTAAAAAAATAAAGGAAAATTTTTGGAGTTTTCCTAACGATCAAGTTGCATTTAATTATTATAAAAACTTAATTAAATATAAAACTTTAGATAAACGTAAATATTTTACTGTAGGTAATTTCTTTTTTAATAATGAAAATAATACACATGAATGGGACGGTAGTACAAATATTCTACCCCCAAAAGAAATTGTTATACACCATGCAAATTTTGTTAGAGGTGTAAGTGACAAAATTAAGCTTTTAGATATGATAAGAAATAACTATACTAATATGAATTATGACGTACGATTTTAATGACCTAAGAATACCTAATAATAGCCCAGTATATCCTCCTTATCATGAGGGGCCTTATTTAGAAGAATATTTTTATAATTTTTATATAAAAAATAAAGAACGGTTTGATAAAACCGGCTATACCCTTATACCGATTTTTTGGACAGCTATTTACAGCCAGAATGTTTTCTTTTCATCCCAAAACGATAAAAAACATTTAGTTCAGGGGTATATTAACTCTCTACCAGAAGGGAAATATTTTTGTGTTTCCCAGCATGACGATGCGGTTAAGGAAAATCTGCCCAAAGGTACTTTAAGTTTTGAAGCCGGTGGAAACCAAAATGGTATACCAATTCCACTAATTTGCTCTTCTTTAAAAACTACCCCTCAACTTAAAAAAGAATATTTTTGTTCTTTTGTAGGATCATTTACCCATCATTTAAGAAATGAGATTTATAATACATTTAATTCAGATAATGAATTTAAATTTGTGACAGGATCGTGGACTATTACAGTTAATAATAATCAATTAGATACTTTTATTAACACTACATCCAAGTCTGAATTTTCCTTATGCCCGCGAGGATATGGCTCGTCTAGTTTTAGATTATACGAGGTGTTACAGCTTAACTCTATACCAGTTTATGTTTATGATAAAGAATGGCTTCCATTTAAAGAGTTTATTAATTGGGAAGAATTTTGTGTTTTAGTAAAACGCGAAGATATTAAAAACTTAAAAAACATCTTAAAGAGCTACTCTAAAGAACAAAAAACTAATATGCTCTTGAAAGGTAAAGAGGTGTATAATAATTACTTTACATTAGAAAAAATGTCAGAGCAGATTTTAAAAATTTTAGAATTAAAAAAATAATATGAAAAAGGTTTTATTTGTTTTAGCAAGATATCCGGATCATAGACAGAATTTATTTGAAACAATTATTTCACCTAGAAACAAGGAGTATTGTGATAGACATAATTTTAAATATGTAGAAATAAAATATGAAACCGAACTTCCCGATTATAGAAGTCACCCCTCCTGGTATAAGATGTATATTTTAGAACAAATTATAGATAATAAAAAGGTAGATGATGATGATATTGTCACGGTATTAGATGGTGATATGTACATAGTTAATTTAGATAAAGATTATGTTCCCTCTGAAGGTAAAAATTTTACTTACAGTATCGATAACGGTAATACCCATTGTATGGGTAATTTTTCTCTCCGTATAAACGATTGGTCAAAAAAATTAATTAGAAATATTTTAGATGAAGAAAGATATAAAAAGTTTATTGATCATAATTCTTTTCACGAAGCATTTAACAACTACTCTTCATTTTGGAGATCTCATTATGAGCAAGCTAGCTGGTACTCTTGTGCCGGTATTAAAAGACACTCTTGGACTCCATTTTTAGATCTACCTAACTATGGATTTCATTCTGCAAAAGACGAGCATACTCTATATTCTTTAGATGAGCTTTTAACTAATGTTGAATTACTACCTGCAGCATGGAATGTTACAGCAAATTATGAAAGTACCGATAGATTTAATATTAATAAAGTTCCTGATCAGGATGTAATTATTCGTCATTTTGCTGGAGGACAGCCCTGGGATTTTAGTAGGTGGAAAAAGTAATACTATATATTATAATTTTACTATGATTATAAAGGATATTAAAGTTTATGATGGTCAGCTTCTGCATTCCCGTTTTGCTTATAAATTTTTTAGAGACAGAACACTACCAATTGGCAATATAATAGCGTTTCGTGCCCCTATGACTGTCGAAGCAGCGGGGATGATTGATTCAGAAGACGTCATTAACAACGACTTTATCTATAGCGAAGATGCAATTAATTTATTATGGGAGATTCCAAATTTAGATTCATTTGGTGCAGTAGCTTATCAGAGACTATTTAATACACAGATTGCACAAGTTTTATCTAATAACTACATTAAAGCTCCTATTGAAGTAGATGGGGATGATTTAATTGTGCACAAAGAGCATACACAAGGGGGAGTTGCGCAACCTAAAGGTAAGTGTTCTGTTAGTATTACGTATGTAAAAAACAATGTAGCTCTCGGACATACCGGTATTAATATTACTGCAGGCAAAAAGGCTCCTGCTTTTGCTTATTCAACGGGCTTGACAGATGAACAGGCAAATTCTTTTATGGGTGATGTTATTAAGTTATTTTACGAACTTAATGATGATATCTTTATTGCTACTACAAAAGTAATTTGTTAATGACTATATTTGATTATATATCAAGTATTTTATTTACTAAAAATAAAGTACAGATATCTACAATTGATACAGAAAACGACTTTAGTCCATATCTAGTAAATCGATGGATTAGTATGTACTCGCCCTCTTGTGCTAAATTTTCAAATTTAATTAACAAATATATTGGGGCTTTAAATAAATCTGAATTGTATAGTTTGTTTATTGCTGTTTTTGATAGAGTAACTAATAAGAAAATAAATTATTTTAAAAAAAGAAAAGAAGAAGAAAAGGAAAATATAGAGCTAATTAAAAAAATAGCTAATGCAAAAGAAATATCATCTCGAGAAGTAAAAGAGTATTTTAAACTGTTGAATTATAAGGCTGAATAAATAAGTGGTTATATGCCAGTTAACATAGACGTCTTACCTGTCCAAAAAAGTCTTATTGATTTGTCCGAATTACCTAAAAACTCATTTAACTCTGTTTTTATGGGTTACAATTTAAAATCACTACTTGACGATGTATTATTAGTAAAATTTGTAGATGAAACAGATGATGGTACATCTATTGTGCGTAACGGTATTGTAGTTCCTATTAATGTTGATACTAAGGCTTGGCGTATAGGTGAAATAATTCTTGCGGGTCCAAATGCTAAGCATACTAAAGCCGGTGATTATGTTTGTTTTCCTAATAATCTAGGTATACCAGTTGCAAGCATAGATATTGATGGCTACGGTACTCTTAAAAAAGGTATTTTTTTAAACGAGCAAAGAATATTTGGAGTTTGTTCAATACGTAAAGACAATGAAAGTGTCGCTGCCCACATTAAAAAATCTTCTTCTAACCAACGTAGCAGAAATTAAATTTGTGCGTAAAAGGCCAAAGCCTGGCGCACCTGCAACACGTAGAATGCTATGTACTAATGCATTGTCACTATTAATGAGCCCGGAAGGAAGATTAGCATTAAATTATCGCAGAGCAATTAATATGCCTAGGTATAACCCCGATGCAAAGAATATTGTAATTACGTGGGATGTTTTTATGCAAGATTATAGGTGTATTAATGCTGCAGCATGCGATTTAATTAATGCTATTCCTGCCAACAAAACGTTTTGGGAGTTTTTTAATAAAAAGCTTGCTCTTCTTTCTACGGATCAAAAAGTTAGGTTTATGAATACATGACATCTGCAGAAATGATTGAAAAAAGCTTAGAGCCTTTTTTGCAAAAAAAGGTTGTATTTGCGTTTGAAAATAAAATTCTTAAAAAAGGTAAACTAATACTTTTTTGTATAAAAGATTTTTTTTGTATCTTTACTTTAATATGTGAAGAAAAAAACAATAAAAAAATAGTTTATGAAATTCCTTATCCTTTTAAATTTTCTCAAGTTGATGCTAAGATAATCTTTGACTACACAGTTACGTCTTTTACTCAAGGTAAAGATGAAGTGTTATTAGCGTTCAAAAAAATTAATATTGGAAAACCATCAAAATTATTAAACAAAAAAGTATATATGTACACACTTTGATATTATAATATATTGGTGTTTAGCAGATACATTCAGCATTTTCCTCGGGAGTATAATCCTAGTGACAAACAAATAGAACTAATTAAAGGCGTTGAAAAGGTCTTTAATAAAGGTAAAAAATTTGCTATTTGTTGTGCGCCAACTGGATCCGGCAAAAGCTTTCTCGCTAAAACGCTATCAGGATTAAGCTCTGGACCAACTCAAAAATTTATTGAAAGTATTAGTACCTACTCAGCCTATAGGCAAGATTTTGCCGGCAATTATATTAATGAAATCGACTGTATATCGCAGCCTCCTTTTGGAACCTTTACATTAACAATAACAAAATCTTTACAAGACCAGTATTTAAATTTATTTCCAGATACGAATATATTAAAAGGTAAAACGAATTATATTTGTGATGTTGATCCGGGATTTGATGTTGAAACTGCCCCCTGTGTGCTTGTACCTAAAATAAAAGAAGAATGTTGGGAAAAAAATAGGTGCCCGTACTATAATGCAAGGAATACTTCCGTATTATCTAAATTTGCTGTTTTAAATTATAAAATGTTTTTAGCACTACCTAATCATATTAAGCGAAAAAATTTTATTATATGTGATGAGGCATCTGAGCTGGAAGATGAATTAATAAAAAGATTTTCAGCTGAAATTTCATATGAGCGTTTAAAGATATACGGAATAGAATGCCCGACTCTGTTAACAGATAGCTTTGATAAAACCCGTACCTGGGTTGGAGAATTAATTTTTAATATCAGTGAAAAGACTAATCAATTAATTAATAGAGTCAATAAAAAACAGCGTACTCTTTCACAACCGGAAAAAATAAAATTACAATATTTAAAGTCGTTATATAGTTCTTTACTAGCGGTTGACAATTTGTGGAGAGATTGTGAGTACGTTGTCGATAAAGATAGTAAACGGGTTGTGCTTACTCCTCTTAAAGTTAATAGGCTAACAAAATATATTTTTGATTATGCAGAAAACGTGGTGTTAATGTCTGCTACTATTATTGATCATAAAAATTTTGCTAAAAACCTCGGAATAGAAGATTATGAATATGTAGAGGTAGATAGTGATTTTGATGCACAAAAATCTCCTATTTACGTTTCATCAAAAAATAAACTTAATTATAAAAATTTAACTAATACTTTGCCTTCAATTTGTACACAAATTAAAACGCTTACAGATCATCATAATCAAGAGAAAGGAATTGTACATACCCAT